CTGTGTGTGAGTCAGCAGCTTGGATTTGCCAGAAAGTAGATTGTAAAACCTTACCTCCGTTTAATCCACCTGTTGCAGATAAGAAAGGAGTTCTTTGACCACCTACACGGAATAGCTCCCCAGAAAAGTTATTAATATTCTGAGAATAAATTGCGTTACCTGTCAGCGATATTGCTGCCATAAAACACCTCCGTATGTGTCGTATTAAATTCTTTTACTTATTTTTTTTGTTGGTCCATAATGTTTAGCTTGGCTCTCAAAGAATCTTTTACTGAAGCTCCTTTAAGTGCAGCAGCTAATTGCTCATTTATGTCCATAGGTACTTCTGAAGCAGAATTTGCATCAAGTGCAGCTACTCTAGACCTAGCATCATCTTGTACAACTGGTGCAGGTTGTGACTGTGGTGTAGTAACAACAGCTCCTGTTGGTTCAAAACCATACTCATCTTTAGCAAACTGTGCGATAGACTCTAAATCTACAGGTCCATCGTACACTTGTTTCAACGCTTTACCGAAACCTTTGTCAGTAGATAATCCTAATTTTCCAAAGACATTGCTAATTTCTTTATCTTTATAAGAAGCTAACTCTGCCTCTAGTTTCTTGATAGTATCATCTTTTCTATCAATTGTTTCTCTCATTTGTTTTACACCATGTTCTTGCGGTGCATCAAATTCTTCCATTTGTACCTCCACTATGTGTTAACCTATCTGACAAGACCATAGGCATCTTGCCGTGGTGCTACCTTTACCACTTGACTTATCTCTCTGGTAGCTAAAAGCTATAAGTCCATTACTCTACGGTTTTTAATACGAGCTTTCTACGTAGGCTGTGAAAGCTGAATGCAGGTCTATTTGTAGCGGACCACGCAACGCCTAATATTTATTATACACTAATCTGCTATAAGTCCAGTAATTTGTTTATCTTTTTTAGCAGCACCTAATTGTACACCTTGTGTAGATGCTAGTTCTGATTGTATTCTTTGTACACGTTTAGCAGCAGTAATATCACCAACTGCATAATCTTCTAATGTAGATAAGTCTAATTCTCTACCAATAGTTTTTGCTTGTTGCATCATAGCTCCAGCAGTTCTATATAATTCTCCAGCTTTATCTACACCTAATCCAAGTTTTCTTAATCTTTCAAAGTTTTGGAATGTACCTGTAAATCCTCTAGATGTAGCTTGTGCTTGTAATTGTAAAGTAGCTATGTCACCTTCTAATATTTTATCTTGTATTTTAGGATTAATTAATGCAGCAAATACAGTTCCACTATCTAATGGTATGTTATATCTTTCTTTAAATAATTTTTCTACTTCAGGTATTTGATTTTTAACACCAGCATAAACTAAATCTATTCTAGCTTGAAATTCTTCTGCAGATACTGGGTCACCAGTATTATAACCTACAGCCATATCAGTAAATTCATCTTCAAAATCTGTAAAATCTGTAACACCAACTTCAGCTAATGTTTGTTTATAAGATGCTTTAACACCCATAAAAGAAATTTCACTCATAATTAATGTTCCATCATCACGCATTAATTTACCAAAGTTATCTTTCCAAGCTTTAGTTTGTCTAGTTAATCCTACAGCTACATCTTTATCTCCAGTTTTAACCCAAGCTTTAGCATATTCTTGTAATACAGCTTCTGGTAAAAATGACATCATACCTTTAGCTACATCTAAACCTTGTGATAAAGTTCTACCATTATTAGATTCTGATGCTGTAGGTTGATAGCCACCATAATCTCCAGCATAAGTTTCATCTCGTACACCTTGTACTGATGCACCAGCAAATCCTTCTCTACCAGGTATTTTTCCTGATAATAAACGTTCTAATTCAGATTCACTTTCGCCAGGTCTAGCTGTATCATTAGCTGTTGTTCTAGCTCCACCTGGTCCTATAACTACTACTTGTGCCATTATCCTACAAAGCTCCTACTTGTAATAATACCTTCACCAAATGCTGAGAATGCAGCTTTAGCAAGGTCATTTTTAACTTTTGCATAACCACGATTTAAACCTTCTTCTCTCATCAACTCAAGTTCTTTACCATAATCATTAGTTTTAATTAACTTGTCTAGTAATGGGTCATCATCTTTAAGATTAACACCCATAGTTATTGCAGCATTTTCTTTTTTATTTGTCACAATACTAGCCCAATCAATTTCTCTATCATACATATCATAAAATTGATATCTTCTATCTTTAAGTTCATTAATAAAATTATCTTTAAATAAAGCATTGTTACGCATTTTACCTGCAAGTTCACCAATCTTTGAAGTGTATTGTCCTTGTAAATGTTTTGGTAAATAAGTATCTAATAAATTTTGAACTTCAGTTTCTTTATCTGTAGTAGTACTAATAGTTTGTCCACTTAAAGCATTAACTAATCCTGAATCTAATGTTACATCTGCGTATGGGTCAAACACTCCTTGCATCTGCATTATTGCTTCTTGTTGTGTAAAGTATCCACGTCTAGTCATATCAGCTAAATAATACACAGCATTTTCTGGTAATTTACTACCATAAGTTTTCATAGCTGTTTGATTAAATATATCTGTATATAAAGATAAATTCTTTTCAAACTGTACAGGGTCTGTAAATTCAGACCTTTCTGCTATAAGTTGTGATTGAGTTACTTGTAATCTTTCTAATATAGCTCCATACAAATCTGTTTCTTCAAAAGCTTCAACAGCTTTAGCCATATCACCGTTATTAGCAATGTAATATCCAGCTAAATTATTTATATATTCATCATCAGCTAATAATCTAGAAGTAATTTTTCTTCTATTATTTTCTGCAGCAGTTAAAAAATTATTTGCTATTTGGTATGCGTCACCTTCAATATCTAATATTCCTGCTGGTACGCTAACTAATTTATCTCCATTTAAAAATCCACTTTCAAAACTACTAATAGATATAGTAGGTATACCATAATCTTCTCTAGCATATTTTTCTTCATCATCTGTAGCTTTAGGTTCTTCTCTGTTATCGTAATAATTACTAATGTCTTTAAGTGTTAAATTTTTTGGTAAATCTAATGCATATGAATAACTACCAAGGTCAATAATAATTTTATATCCTTCACCTTCAACATAAATTATTTGTGTACCTTGCCAATCAGATTTTATACCACCTTGAAAACCAACATTTGTTTCTATTTCAGACATTATTTATTACCTCCAAATAAATTTTTAATTCCATTAATACCTTGACCAGCATATTTAAAAGCTGCTTCACCAATAACACCTTGGTCTTTTCCAAAAATAGGTTGTAAAATTCCTTTATCTACTATTAAATAAAAAGGGTCATATTCCATTTGTTTAGTAAACTTTTGTAATCCTTCTCCAAATGATTCTTGCACAGCTTCTTTAAAATTTTTTTCTGGTACTTCACCAGATAATATAGCATCCATAGCTTTAGTTGTATCTCCACCATATTCAGATGCAAATGTAGTAGCACCTTTAACAGCAGCTAAAGCAAGATTGCCTATTGACCAATAAGCTATACCTTGTAATAATAATCCACTTGCACCACCCATAACACCAGCTAATGCAGTTCCTGCAAATAATTTAGGTATTCCTTTACCTAAAGTGTAGGTTATAATTTCATCAACAGGTCCAAATATTTTTCCTACTACATCTAAAGATTTCCTTCCAAGACCTGGTGTACCTGTTTGTTTATCTATATTTTCTGCAATATTATTTTCATAAATAGGAATATCTCTATCCATTGTTTGTGCGTCATAAGCAGGTCCATCGTACCCTTCTAAAGGGTCAAAATATTCTGCACGATTAGGATAATTATCTAAACTATCTGCATTAGCTCTATCTGCACGTTGTGCATCTTCTATGTCATCATTAAAATATTGGGGTAAATCAGCATCCATTGTTTGTGCATCATATGCAGGTCCATTGTAACCTTCAAAAGGGTCAAACTCATCACCTGTAGGTCGCATGTTTACATCTTTTGGTGTATTTATAGATTCGTAATCTATTTTTTTATTATTAATTTTAAAATTACCATTATCAACAAAAGATAAACCATTACGATTTAATTTTAAAGTTAATCCTGTTTCATTATGTGTTATAAAAGATGCTCTATTTTCATTTTTAACAGTCCATGAATCTTTAGGAGCATAAGCACTGTTATCATCATAATATGCAACACTAATATTACCGTCAGGAAAAAGATTGTCATCAAAACCTTGTGTAGTTAATGCTTGTTTAATACTGTCTATTTCATTATTTCTTAAATTTTCTGCAACACCAATAACTGTTTTTTGAGATGCAGTTCCTAATTTTGCATTATTAATTACTTTAGATAATTGTTTTTTTAATTCATTAAAATCTCTCATAAAATTAATTCTTGTACTATTACGAGATTGACCAGTAGTAGGTATAGTAAGAATATTATCCATTAAATTTTTTTCAAAAACTGTTAATTGATTTCCTACTTTAATATCTAATAAATTTTTTTCATTAGACCACCATTTTTCCCAATCTAAATTTAAACTACCACGCTGATTATTTATAATCCAATCTGTTTCAGTACGTTTATAACCAGGTGCTTCTATTTCTTGTATTTTTTCAGCCATTACGCTCCAAACATATACAGTATCATATCTTGCTGCATCTTTCTAACATCTTTACCATTCTCTATAGCTTTAGTTACTTTGCCATATTCTTTTTCAAATTGTGCATCACGTATAGCTTCAGGTGAATCAATAGCAAACATAGATAAATCTACTTTACCAGTACCAGGTTGAAATGTTCCTGTTTCATCTCTACCTATTTGTTGTAATTGTTGGTAAGCATCAGTAGATAATGCAAAGTTATAGTTATTTAAAAACTCATTTTTAGCTCGTTGTTTAGCTGCAGTTAAACTATAAGAATCATAAAATTTATCTGACCAAGTACTAAGTTCTTCTTCTGTAGGAGGTCTATTTAACTTAGCTTCAAAATAATCGTTAACAAGTTCTTTCATTTCTAATGGACCAGGAATATCCATCTTAGCTATTATTTGTTTAGCTATTTCACCTTCTTGATATCTAGCGTTAGCATTAGTTACTTTAGCAAATTCTTTTAAACCATAATTAAATAACTGTCTTTCAAAACTAAATTCATTATTAAGTTCTTGTGTCTTTGTGAAAAATACAGATTGACCTGTTTCCATTTCTTTCATTAATTGTTTATATAAATCAGAACCTTCTGTTGCATCTAAGTTTCTATCAATCCAATCCATAACTAATTGAATAGATTGTCTTAATGGTTCACCATATTTACCTTCATAACCTACAAACCAATCTGGAGAAACTATTTTATTTTCTAATAAAAACTTTTGATATGAAGATATTTCTTGTGTACTAGCATAATTATCTATAATTCCAGCTATTGGTGCAGCAACAAAATAACCTGCATGTGGTTTTAAAACTACACTATTTCCTTGTACTGTAGGTCTTAATGGTGAATCTGCTGAAGCTGCTAATAAAAATTCTAAATCTTCTGCTGGTATAGTAATACCATTTTCTTGTGCATTAGAAATATAATTTTGAACTGCAATTTCGTTACCAATTAAACCTAACTTTGCGTATTTTTCATATGTAGAAAAATCTAATTGAGGTCCTATAGTTTGTTCAGAAGGTGTTATAGCTGTTTCACCTTCACGCCTTCTTCTAGATTTATCAATCCAACTTTCATCAGAAGTAGAAGTTACTACAGGAGAACCCATATTAGGACCAGAAGGTGCAGCAATTTTATTATTTTCTTGTACTTGTTGCTCTACTGGTTTTTCATTAAAAGCTGCAGAAAAATCATTTCTAAAACTTTCTAAAGGAACTGAATCATTTTTAATACTTTCTAAAGCTTCAGCTTTTAATTTACGTTCAGAATCTGTACTAGGTTCAAATGAATTAATAAAATTAATAAATGATTCTTTAGTAACTTCAGCAATACCAGTAGAAAAAGCATAAGTGCTATCTAATTTTACAAGTTCTGAATTTGGTTCTGCTTCTTTAAGTTTTCTAAACCATTCACCTAATCTTGTACCTAAACTTTTTTTTGCCATTAATTATCCTTCTGGTAAATAATCCAAGTATTCTTGGTCATCTCTATATAACTTTAACATAACACCTGTCCATACAGCCCAAAAATCTGGATAATTTTCAATAATACCATTAGCTTCATTATACATCCACAACCTAAGTGCTTTAGCTCTAACATCATCTGATGTTAACCACCAGTCTTTATTTCTTGTAGGTGAGTATTGTATAGACAATTGTTCAGCTTCTTCCCATTTAACTAATGCTTCAGCAAATCCTTGTGCAGCAGCAAATTCCATAATTTTAGGATTAGTTGTCCAGTATTCTCTCATTTCATTAAATATATCCATTGTTGCTGGTGGAGATAATAAACCATATTCATCAGCTTGAAATCCAGGTAAAGCTTCTTTTAATTGTTCTCTATATAATCTTTTAATAACAGTTTTCTTAACTGATGGTATTGTTGTTTTGTCTAAGTTCTTAGTAAATGTTTTATATCTAAAGAAACCAATTGTATCATTAACAGCTCTACGATATTGGTCAGGACTTAATAAATTCTTTTCACGAATAATATCATTATAATTTTTTTCTTCATAAGGATTGTCAATGTTTAAATAATAACCACTAACTTTTAGTGTACTAAAAATATCTGCGTTTTCTTTTTGAAATTGTTGTACTCTAACACTGTAAGGTTGTTTACCAGTTTCTGATTGTGTTCTAGGACTTAACAAATAAGGATGTTCTACTCCATATAATTCTAAAAATTCATTATATGTAGCTACATCATTACCTTCATTTTTTTCTTTAATACGTACATATTCTTCATACAATACAGCTTGACCCCATAAGTTTCCTTGTTTGTCATCAATAAAATATTCTGGTTGAAATCCTGTAGGACCAAAGAATTGATAAATAAATTGAAAACCAAACAAAGTTCCTGATTTAACTTTTGCATATTCTAAATATGCATTTTCTATTTCACCTTTATTTAATTCATTAACAGATAAACCTGGATACAATTTGTTAATATATTTATCTAACTTACCAGCTTTATATAATCTTTCAGGTTCACCAGCAGATACACCCCATCTATACAAATCAATAGTAGCTTTAGCTCTCATACGTTCTGCTTCTGTACTTGCATCAGATATAACATCAAACTCATCAGCACCAAGTAACCAAGCATTTAATTTTTTATATACAGGTGATATAGAAAATACATCAGTTAATTTTTCTGGTGGAGGAAACTCTCCAAATAAAGTTTTTTCTAAACTGTTAGCCCAACCATACTCTGCACCTAATTTAGTAGATGCAGTTTCAATTGGAGGTAAAACTTTATTTAAAGCAAAACCTACAAATGGGTTAGGTCCAGGTACAAATCCTTGTCCTAACAAGTTAACACCTTGTACATATCCTCTAGGTGATATTTGTACTTGTTGTTCTCCTCCTGATAATTCATCATCAAAAATTAAACTTGACATAAAACCACCAAATGGCATGACAAACATATCTTCTTGTGGGTCTTGTGGATTAGCTACAAAAAATCCATCATTAGAACTACTACCTAAAGCATCTGCAGCACTGCCACCTCTAAAACCTACATGCCCTTTACGTAATACATATGGATTTTGTGCAAGTAACTTACCCCATGTTTGAAATACTTCAAACCACACTTCAGCAAATGGAAAAACATTTACTAACTTGTCAGATATAGTATGTCTTTGTTTTGTATCATACAATAATTCTTTTACACCAGCTAATGCATAAGCTTTAGATTCTATATTCATAGCTTCGTAATCATCAATTTTTCCTGGTTTATACAATTTACTAGCACCTGTAAGTTCATCAATAATTTTTTTAGGAACTGCAGCATCTTTAGCTTCTTTAATAAATTGTTTTCTTAATCTTGGTGTAAAATCAGCAAATCTTTCACCAACATACATCCATCTAAATTGTTTAAATGTCGTAGACCTATTAAGAATACCAATAGGTTTTGTCATTAAATGGTCAAATACTGTTTGATAAAATATATCCATACCATCTTGAAACATTCCAAGAAAGTTTTTGTCAGTAGATTCATCAGCAAGATTTCTAGTAATTGTCATCATACCTGGGTCTAGTCCATCTTGTTTGTTGTAATATAACTTTAATTCATCTAGTACTTTTGATTTTTTAAATTTCTTTAACAAATTTTCTTCAGAACTAAAAAACTCAATTACATTTTTTTCATCAACACCATCAGTACCAAATTTAGCTAATGTACCTTCACCAATCATTTTTCTAATATTTTGATTACCAGTATTAGTATTTAGTCTTAATTTATATTGATAAGTACCATCAGCTTGTTTAAATATATCTTTACCTTCAGATATTTGACCACCAGCACTAATACGTATTCTTGATTCTAAAAATTGTAAATGTTGGTCTAAAGTAACAGAACCATCTCTTAAAATTTCTGACCATTTATTGCCACCGTATTTAATTAATTGTATTCTAGCTTCTCTACCTGCAGGAGATAATAACCATTCATTTAATTCTTTAGAGCCATAACCAAACTTAGCTACTTGTCTAGCAATAGGGTCATTTCTTAAATGTCTTAACTCTGCATACATTGATTCTGCTATTTGGTCTATTGTTAATTCAGATTTATCTTTTGCAAGATATTCTAAATATTTATTTTGTTTACGTCCTCTAGCATCAGCTATGTCATTAGGTCTAAATGTTTTTTGCATAGCTTCTATAACTTCTTCTTGCATTAAAAACTCTACAGCATCATTGTTTTGTTTAGCTTTTGTATATTTACCTAATGAAACTTTTTCTAACATAGCTCCAACTTTACTGTTTGGATTATGTGCAAAAACCCATTGCAAATATTCATGTGGTTTGTTATAAAATCCTGATAAACCTTTAACAGCTATACGTGCTTGTTCTTCTAAAAACACACGTGTAAAAAATGCAAATCTCATAAGTACTAATGGTTTAAATACATTTCTTGTATAAAAATTAGCTAAGTTAGTAAAGAAATTATTTTCTAATCTTTTAACAGATATAGCACCAGCTTCAAAAGGATTAGGTAAATCATCTGGGTTTTTAGCCCAAGGTGCATGATATTTTAACCATTGTTTAGTATCGTATGTGAAACTAGACCTAACATATACACCCTCCCCTATTTCTTTATACGGTTTAAACATTCTTCCCATAGCTTTATCTAATAATCTATAATCCAGTAGGGGAGCAATGTTATCTTGCATTTCATCAAATAAAGATGCAGTCATTGTTTGTACTACTTTTTTATTATTAAATATTGCTTCACCATCATCATTAATTTCATATCCATGAAAACCAGAACCTATGTTTGGAAGTATCTTTTTATTTTTACCTGTAGAATATATTTTCATTTTACTTTGACCTTCAAACATTTCTTTAGCAGCTTTAGCTACATATTCCCAGTTACCACCACGTGCTGCAATTAATTGGACATCTCTTTGTGCTTGTGTATTAGCAAAACTTCTTAAAGCTTGTTTATCCATTGCATCAATAGAAGAAAATTCTTTTAATATTTTTGATGCTTCTGTAGGGTCATATCCATTAATTTGTAAATGAGATGCAAGTTGTCTATAACCTACTTCAATATTACTTAAAGGTATTCCCATTTCAGGAACTACACCTAACATCTTTCTAAAGTAAGGATTGTATGTAGAGTTAAAGTTAGAACTAAAACCTAAATATCTTTCAAATTCAGGTAACTCTAATCCTTTTTCTACATCTACTTGTCTATATCTAGCTACGCTATCCATTTTATCTACTACTTCATCAACAGAATCTTCTACTCTTAATAATCTTGTAGGTTGTTTTCTATAAAGAACTTCACGTACACTTCTAGTTTTTTCACCAGCCCAGCTACCAAATGTTCTATAAGCAGCATTAGGATTAATACCAGATTGGCGTAATGCTTTGTTAACTACTAATGAACCTGTCTTAGGTAACATTTTTCCAGGTAATGTATAAGGAATTAATTGTCCAGCTTCATCTTTAATTGAATATCCTGACTTACTAATTAAATCACCAAACATACTTTGTATTTTTGTCCAGTCAGTTTCTGTTGCTATTTCATCTCTAATTTGATATGGAAGATGTTTAGTAATTGGATTAGTTGCTAAATAAAATAAATCATCTTCTGTTGTAGCAGCTAACGATTTAAAAAAAGCTACATTAGTAGGCTGGTTTAATATTTCGTCAGATGTTAATTGAAAAAATCTTGGTACTCTACCAAATAATGTACTTTCTTTTTTAATCTTTTTTAAACTCTTTTTAACAGCACGTCTATCTTTAACATATTCTTTATTTTTAATAAAACGTCCAGCATCATCTTGATATTTAGCTAAGTTACCTGTACCTGTTAATCCATCAATTTCATCAGCTACAGTTTCTAAAATATCATCAGCCATAGCTCTAGGATTTATTTTTATAGATTTACCTGTTTTTTTAATACGTCCCATTTGTACTAAGTCAAATGCTTGATTAGTTCCACGTAATCCACGTATTAAATTTTTAGCACCTTTAACACCTTTACCAGCAAATACTTCAGGTAAAATTTGATAACCAGCATCAGTTAATCCTGACAATACTTCAAATGCTTTTGTACCTGGTTCATAAAATTCAGAAGCTGTTACTTTACCTGGTGAGTATTCCATAAGAATATTTTTATTAGCCCAATCTGGTCTGTAATAATCTTGTTCTGTTTGTCCAGCCCAAAAATATCTTTGTCTTGCTCTACCTGCATAAAAGTTTATTTTGTTTGGGTTATATGCAGATGTGTAATGTATTTCACCATTTTCATCAAATTGTTTAATTGGTTCACCAATATGCTTGTAAATAAAATCACTAGCTTGTGTTGGTGTCATACCATAATTTTGTGTTAAATCTATGTAGTATGGTGTATTTTCAGCTTTAATACTTTCTAAAGTTATTTTTGTAGCTCTATCAAAGTTAAGTGGTTTACCTTGTATAACATTACGAAACATATTAGCTAATATTGGTTCTCCACCCATATCATGTGCTTCTTGTAACATATCAATAAATTTTCCTATATTACCTGCACCACCTAAATCTTTACCTAATCCTTCTACAGATGTATTACTTAAATCAATTTGCAACATACTTTGTGCTTTAGAAGGTGAATAACCATCTCTAAGTAATTTATCGTATGCACGTATATCTCTAAGATATGCTTGTGACCTACCAACTTTCATTGGTTGTCCAGGTGCTAATGCATTAACTGCACTAGATATAACAGACCATTTACCTGATGGACCTATTGTTTGAAATACAGCATCTAAAGCAGCAAATGCCCATACACCGTATTGAACATCTCCTGGTTTAGCTCCACCTGGAAATAAACCTGCTGTTAACAAATCACCAATACTCATTTTCATATTATCTTCTGTATGTTCGTATTGATATTGTTGTTGTAACTCTTGCCAAATTTTAGCTTCGTTATAAATACGATTATTTGATATTTCTTGTGCTATTACTTTATTAGCTTGAAAGTTAGGGTCTACTCCTGCTAATGATAATGATGCAATTACATCTGCAGGCATTTCAGGAAATCTTTCTGCATAAGTTTGTAGGTCCTGTTGTATTAAATTGTTTTGTTCTATTGCACCTTTGTATAAACCAACTTGTGCATCATCTCTATTAACACCACGTAAAATATCGTAGTATTGATTTCGGTCATATAAAATAAAACCCATTAGTAAACCTGTCTGTTATTAATAATTTCTAATATGACAGGTGATGGGTTTATTTGATATATTGCCTCCAGTATTGTATCTACGTTATCTTGTATTTTATTTGGACCTGGTCCTGGACCTATAGGTAATCCAGCTGTAGCTGGTTCTCCTGGTCTTTCGGTAGGTGCAAAAACATTTGGTGCAGGAATATTAGATTGTTGCATTGGTAATGGTGCAGCTTGTTGTTGTGCAACAAATGCTTTATTTTCACCGTAATCAGCGTCAGGAAGCCTTCTAAGAGGTTGTTTAGCACTTCCTGGACCTCCGTCAGTTCTTTGCCCACCTTGTGGTGTAGCTACTGCTGCAGGGTTATTTGGTTGTCTGTAACCACCTCGTCTACTCTTTGCCATAAAACTCCTTTGTAATCAAAATAATAATACCTGGCATAGGTGTTATGTATTCAACTACCGATTCAGATAATATATCTAATTCGTCTGTAACACCATATTCTGCATACACCATATCCCAAAAATCTACATCATATTTATCTTGCATGTTACATTCCAAAAGCTTGAGCCATTGTAGGTATACCGCCACCCATTTGTTGTTGCATCATTTGTTGTTGTATCATCATTTCTTCTTCAGGTGTCATCTGAGGTTCTTGTGGTGTATAAAACTGTTTCATAATATCTGTTATAGCTGAAGGATACTCGTAAATAGCTATAGCAGCCATTGTTGCTGCAGGGTCACCTTGAGCAGACCTAGCTAAAATAGAATCAAATAAAACTTGTTCAGCTTTATTTTTACGTATACGTTCTTGTACTTTAGCTATGTTTTCTAAACCATCAATGTTATCTTGTAATGTTTCTACGTCTATAACACCTGCTTGCAATAATTGCAACCCAGTTACAATTTTTTGTGGTTCATCAAATCCAGCCATAACACCATAGATACGTCTAGTTTTAAAGTCACCACCAATATCATTAAGTGGTTGATAGTTTTCAGAAAAAGCAGAACCATTTAAGAAACCAGCCATAGGTTTTTTACTAATACCCATAGAGTAAGAAAGTACTACATCCATTTCTAATCTCTTATGGTCCATCTCTACTAATGATTGTTTAAATATATCCCTATACTCAGAAATCATTAAAGACATAGTACTGTTAAGTTCTGATAGTCCAGCACCAGTAACAAAGCTATTAGGTGATTGGCTATCGTCAGTTACAGGATATCCACCAACCATACGCAATTGTCTTTCTAATCTATCTATCTGTTGAAATAATTGATATGGAATATTATTCATTGGTTTAGAAACTTGTGTACCAGGAGCTAGATAATTGACCGCAAATCTACCTTTTCTGTATTGACCGGATTCTATCTCTCCTGATATGTTAGTTTCTGTAAACACAGAATCTTCCATGGCTATTGCCGACATAATGTTAATTTTTGCCATCATTGCCATCAAACCTATTACATGGTCATATTGTCCTTTTAATTGGTCAAATGATACACGTTTCATAAATACAAATGGTGGTGTAGATAATACGTTAGGTATAAAGTCTAAAATCATATTACGCTCTGGAAATACTACATAAGTACCACCCATGTCATAATATTCAATAACTCTTACACCAGAGTATGTGTTATCTTCCCAACCTTGTTCTCTGTTGTTCTCATAAGATAAAAATGGTGTAGCTGTATCTGTTTGTGCGTCTTGTGCATCTTCATCTTGTTTTAAAATTTCTTTTGCAAACTCAGGATATATCTGTGCAAGTTTATATCTAGGTATACGTCTTAGTACTGCTAATTCTCTTGGTTTTTGGTCTGGTCCAAAGTTTCCTGGAAATGTATCATAAGGGTCACGTAGTTCAGCACTAGGGTAAAAGAAACCATTATTATCACGTTTAGTTGTAATAACCCAAGCACAGTAACCATAACCAGGTAACCATCTAGCTGCTTGTTGTAACTGTCCTAGTAAGTTTTGTTTTTCATCATAGTTAGTAACAATACGTTCTAGTTTTTCTGCACGTATTTTACTTCTAGCTGAATCATTATCATTAGGAACATCAACTCTAACTTGAGGTATTCCTGAAATCTTTTGTGCAAGTCGGTCAATACCTGATTGCAACATGTTAGGAGCTGGTAATAAATCAGCATCAGAGGTTTCCATTGTATTACCTAGTAATGCTTTTATACCATCTGCACCACCGTTGAGGATAGCTTTTATTCTAGCTTTCTGTACTTGTCTTTCTTGTACTAACTTACCTGATGTAAGTTCAGCAGCATTTCTAACTATCTCTTTGTATGATTTGATATCTAAATTTTCTATGCCCATGGTGCGTTATTTATCTCCGTCATCTTATAATCTCCATAACTAGGATTATAATCTAATCCCATATCAGCAGCATGCTCTTTTTGCATACGTCTAAAAACCTTCATTGGAAACCAACTAGCCATAACTATATCAGTTTTTTCCTTGTTTCGTTTAGAAACAGGTTTACCATCAAAGTATAACAGTTGTTGCCTGTATTGCTGTACTTTTGCATTTGACATACCATCACCTACAGGTAAATGTATTCTTCTATCTTCAAATAAATCTGCCATAGCACCTACACCATAAAGTGGGTCATGTTTGTTTTTACCTGTAAGATGTCCTTGTACAGTTATACCAGTACGTAATGTAAATTCTTTAATAGCAGCATCTTGTCGTATAGCAGTTTGAAATCCGTTTTCTTCTACTATCCAATGTCTACAATCGTACTCGTGTAACCATAAAGCCATTTGGTCAAGTGCAGCTCTAATACCACCACCACGTTTATTTTCTAAATCTACTAAATACAACTCACCTCTGTATTGGTCTATACCCCAAAGTACAGATGCTTGGTAACCAGATGATGCAGGGTCAAGTCCAGCAACAAGATATAAGTTTTTATATACTTGTCCTAGTACTAAGTCAGGTCGCATACATTGGTCAATAATATTCATAGTAAAGATTTGTGTACCTTCTACATATGCTTGGTTGTAATATACCATTTCAAATGTTTGTCTACCGCCTGTAGATTCTGCAGAATGTAATCTAGACATTAACCATTTAAAAGAACGTTTACTTGCCCATAACATACAATCAATATGTTCATCTTCAAGATGTTCTGGTATAGCACAATCAAGTGCATGTGCAGTTTCTACTATTGATGTAAAGTTATCTGATTCAAGTAAGTGATTATATAAATCATCAGGATGTTGTCTAGAACCAATTACAACAACAGCAGTATGTTCCTCTTTACGACTTGATAATGTTGTTGTCCACCATTGTCTTGTATTTTCTCTTGCAGCAGGTTGCATTGTAGTTTGATGGTCCTCAATGTCGTCTGCAATTATTAAATCACAGTCACGAGATAATATCTTTCCACCTTTACCTACAGCAACCATAGTTGGTGATTTAATACCTGCTACTGTTCTAGTACCTACAGTAAATTGATTTTGTGACCAGTTTTTACCAGACCTGTTATCAGGTTTAAATGTTGTACCTGGTATACAAAAATCTTCTTGTAAATCTTGGTTAGTATCTAACACATCTAGTACAGCAGACAATGCATTTTTAGCTATATCTTCGTTACCACCTACCCACATAATACGTATGTTAGGGTTTTTACATATCTGATATACAGCAAAGTGTATTAACAATTCAGTCTTTCCATGTCGTGGGGGTGACAGTATCAATAATTCTTTACCGTTATCTATAGAATCTATAATGTTATTAATCCAGTTCTCATGAAAGTCAGCGGTTTCGTAGTGTTTACCTAGTTCGGTTCGAAAATATTTGTGTCGGAAGTTAGAAAAATTTTTTAATGATTCTTTGGCATCTTGGCTTAATTCCCAATCTTCTGCAGCTACTTCGTTCCTAGTATCAATCTTGTAGGCACCAAGCATGCGACTGACAGTAGCAGAAGTGCAGCCAAGGAGGGAAGCTGCGTGTGCTACTGTCATATCGCCAGTTGCAACCTCATCAGCTATACCTTCACTTACGAAAGCTCGGTAATACTGTCCTCGTCTAACGGAAGCATAGTCGCCTTCGTCAGACTTACGTTCAATATTAATAGGTTTTGGGTCTGCTGTCTTGTTATGTCTACTATCTCTAGCAAACTGTCTTTTTTGACAAGTGGGGGTGCAGAATTTGCGTTGTTTCCCCTTTAATTTTTTCCTGCAACCCTCTGCTATACAGATTACATTTTTATTGGTATCTACCATTATTTAACTATCTTTCATTAGATGTTTGTATAGTGAGAATTATATGCTATAGTTCAGTTAATTACAAACACTAAACCATAGTATTTTGTAACAGGTAAAGCGGTGACCGGGACATCAAAAGCTGCTCACAGGTAAAACTGTACACTAGAAAGACAAAGGCAGTACCCAAGAACACTAGAAAAGGTTTAGTCAGCATCAATAAAGACTATGCCCGCTCACGCCCATTCTTACTGGGTTTCTACAGAAATTACCAGCATATTTTCTAGACCTTACGTACTATAATGAGTAGGTCAACATTGACATATGCTAGTCAAAGGTTATATGTACAGAGATAAATGAATAGTATGTATAAAATATTTATGTATATATGTCTATATCCTTCTGCTGTCCTATAGGACAGAAGGATATAGTACATATATAAATTAAAATATACCTATATGTAGTTTAATTACTTACCTATGAAGTTATATGAAATCTATATATTATGTATCCTTCTAATAAAGACTTGTTGACTTAAAAGTCAAGTCTTTATAGAAAGGATAATATGAATAAAAATAAAAAGTATGTTGATACTAATAAATGCAATAAGAATAAATTTCAAGATACTTATTGTTATATATGCGATATTGTTCACATTGCTTAATTATCACTCAGTATTCTGCTGACTTAAAAGTCAGAATACTGACTGATACTTAATGTATCTTTATCTATAAAAGAAAGGAAATAAAATGGATAAATTTAATAACAAAAAAGTATGTCGTGTATGTAAGCGAGAAATCGTCTTTAAGAAAGACGCATACTGGAAACCAGCTAAAAATGGAGTAACATATCCATTAAATATACACTATGGTGCTTGCACAGAAAGTGTATATCTTAATGGCTTAGACGCTTGGAAAGTTTCTAAGCAAGAACTTACACGTCTAGATAAATTACAATTAGCACTATTTAGATAATTATCTAACTGCCTTCAGCAGACTCTTGAGTCTGAAGGCAGATAGATACTTATTAGAAAGGATATATGAAAGTAAGTATATAGTTGCAATGATACATACTCTTGAGTAGGGAGTTTATGACTTGAGTATGAGTAGCAACCAAAGGTACAAACCAAGGGGAACATAACGCTGAGCATAACCAGAGTTCCCTTGATGAAAGGAAAACTATGAATGATGATGTATTATATTGTCCAGCTTGTCTGGAACCAGAAACTAATGAATGTATGTGTTACATTCTAGTTATGGTGTAACTATCTAACAGCAGTCTGCTGACTTAAAAGTCAGACTGCTGATAGATATTTATGAAAATTAACTTGAAAGGAAGTTATGAAAACTATAAATATAAATACATATTGTCACGAATGTGATAGTAGTCACGAAAGTGACTATATATATTTACAATATCATCAGTAAATATATATCAATCAGTTGTCTGTAGACACTCGTGTCAGACAACTGACTGATATATATAGTTAATATGTATATCAATTTAGCTAACAGAAAGGATATAACAATGGCTAAAGCAATGGACCCAGTAGTTTGCGGACTTACTGGCAAAACACTAACCGAATGGCGTGAAAGACTATTCGTTCAAAGATATATTGGAGGAAAGTTACAAACTATTCCATTATATCTTGATGTCAATGCAATAATAGAATTGCATAGACAATCTCCAACATATATCGCTAAGAAATCTGGCGATAGTGCAGAGGCATCTGCACCAGCTACTGAAGAAGTAGCTGTTACCGAAAGCACTGAAGTGCTTGAGGAAGTAGCACCCTATTAAAATCGTATAGATTTTATAGTGCCTATGTTGTATAATGTAGGCACAATAAAGTTTATAGTGAATATATACTATGAGCTTTACAAAAAAGAAAGGAAACTATGGATATAAATAAAGTTCGTAATGCATTAGAAACATTATCTGCAATTCTAAACGCTGACCAAATAGGACAGCTAGAAAGAATGGTAGCACAAGGTGTTATTAATCATCACGAAAACGTAGCAAGTAATCGTTCTGAAACAGATTTACAACAGCTTGGTATAGATGCAAAGCTTGATGTAGATATGTCATTCTACGAGGACCCGTTTTAATTAATCCATATCGTTGCGTCTGTCGTTGTTTACTTATGTGTCAACGACAGACACAACTTATGAAAGGAAACTATGTTAAATATAAATGACAAACTAGACAGCTTAACTGAACAACAGTTAAAAGCTGTTATTAAATGGACACTCAGTGATTTGTATAGAACAGTGCATGAATACCAAGGACTTAATGAACATGTTAAAGGTTGGTGTTCAATGCTTGACGAAGCTATTAAATATCAAATAGATAAACAATACAATTCAACTGTTAACGAGGAGGAATAAATATGCGTATGTATACAGACAGTGCAGATGCTATCAAAGCTTATGCAGAAGAAGTTAACTTTGACTTATCTAAATGTGATGAGGTAATTGAAATTAAGGAAAGCGATAAATCAAGAGGTGGTTTGCAGATTAAGTTTCCTAATTATAATAACAAACTTATGACAGTTACAATACATCACACTTGGGGAGATTTGTTTGACATTACATTTCATACCAGTGATAAAGGAGAACAAACAATTAATGATGTTTTCTTTGATGATTTAATGGCAACATTTAATGCTTTAAAAGTAGCAATGACTGGTGTTACTAAAGAAGAATGGAGAGATATTTTATTTAATGAGGGAGAATAATGATTACAGACGTTAAAAAACTAGTAGCAATTATAAATGTATTACGCAAACAAATAGACGTAGCATTTGAATTATTAACACCTGAACAACAGGCATATTTTTTAACTGCTATTAAAACTATTGGCGAACCATATAAAGAGGAGGAATAATGGATACAAAAACTAGTCTTATTGAAATGTTAAATTCTATAGAAAAATCTATAGAAGCACTTCATCATAGACAAAAATTTATTGGTAAAACACAGCTGTTAATTGTTCAACATTTATCAGATAAAGATGAGAAGTTTGAAAAACAATTTATCTTACAATCTTTAATGGACAATAAATTGCGTAAAGGTTTTACCGATTTTGTAATGGAACAAGATGATTGTCCAGACAATATTAAGACATTGTTAATGGACATATCAATGGCAATGGAGGAGGAATAATGCCTAATTGGACAGACAATACAATAGAAATCAGTGGTGCTGTAAAAGATGTTAATGATTTTATGGATACCATTACAAACAAAGTTACTGTTGACGGAGAACCAGAAGTTATATTTAATTTAACTGATTGTTTTCCTTTACCTACAGAAATGAAAGAATTACATCAAGGTAGTCGTGAGATAGATGGTGTTAAATGTGACGCATGGTATGACGATGCAGATGGAGTAAGACCATTGCTTGATGTAACTAAGAATGAACTCATTGCTAAGTATGGTGTATATGCACCTATTGATTGGCAATATAGATTTTGGGGAACTAAATGGGGAGATTGTAATACTGAATTATTATCAGACATAACATCCCAAGGTACAAGAGAACTTGTATTTACATTTGAATCTGCTTGGGGAGAACCATTTATGTTACTCAATGACATAGCTAATAAATATAACTTATCAATAATTAATACTGTTCGTCACGAGTTTGAAGATGATGAAGTTACTACTGAGTATCCTTGGACACCAGAAGAAACACTAGATGTTTATCGTGACCATAGAAAATTATTAGATAATAATAAAGAAATGCTAAAGAAAGTGGTAAATGATAATGCTTAAAGAATTATTAATAGAACAGTACGCACATTGCGGAGAATGTTTAAGAGAAAAACCAGATGATATAGCACCAGTTGATTATGCTAAATACTCAATTGGTATTACTAAAGACAAATCATATGTTCAAGTATGGTGCGAACATCATCAAGGAGAAGTTGCATTGTTACAATTAGCAAAACCATTAGATATAACTAATAGTTGTAATTGTGAACACTGCGAATAGTTTCAATGCAGAACCACTGTAGTTGATAACGCAAGAGCTACTTACATTGCTAGTTTATAAGGTTGTTCATGCCTTTCCCTTGCTAGCCGTAAGACCAAAATGTAGGTAGCTTGTAGCACATAAGTATGTCGACCATTTGGTAACCAATCCATTAGGTCTAATCAACTGTGTGTTACAAGCTATCTATTGAAACTTAATATCCTATGGATGAATAAGTACAGAGATAGATAGCATCTTAATATAAACAACTGATGAAGGAAGGATACAGCATATGCCCTTGTTCAACTTCCTTCCTTCTGTCAGTTGTAAACTTTTGTATCAACTGACAGAAGTAAGAAAGGAAAATATGCATAGCATAGAAGTAATGGAAAGACCGACTAAAGTATATGAAGTACAAATAGCATACTACAATATTGATAGTCATAATGACAAGCCTTCGTTTGATGAACCAGATGTATGGCGAGTATTAGTTCCATCAGTATCAAATATAAATGCAATACAAACTGCATTACATATTGTTCAAATAAGTAGAGCAGAAATTATGACAGCATTTATACCATTTGATATGGGTAAACACGAACTAACTCTTGACGAAATTGAACAGATTAGACAAGAGGCAGAAGATAAAAATGTGTTTAAATCATGGCTTGACATAGAGCCTACATCTATTCAATGTACATTGAAAGATGATGTAGAAACACTAAAAAATATGACCATATCAAACTTATCTAAACAGATAACTGATATAGGTTCAATGGCAGAAGATTACTTAAAGGAGTTAGATAAAGATGCCTAATATAATACAAGCTACACCACCTGAACCATACGGAAATAGAAAAGGTAAACAACCTAATTTATTATCAGATGATGTAGTAAGAATTTTGTTATCATCACCTAACACTTGGTTCAAGATAGCATCAAAACCTAACTGGATTAGTGGTGTAAAACAAAATATAGAGTCAATGACTCAACGCAATATACAACACTTAGCTGATAAAGGTAAGTTTAATATTGTACAAAGAAAGAATACAGATACAAATGACATAGATATTTATTGTCGTTTTGTAACTGCAGAACAAGAAGAAGAATAATAGAAAGGATAACAATGTCAGAAAATGATTGTTGGAAAATGGTAGCATCAGTGCTAGGTAAGTCAAGACGAGTATTATTATACGGACCTCCAGGTACTGGTAAAACCTATAGTGCTGTTAAACAAAGCACACCATTAGATATAAATGGTAACCCTAATGTATATCAAATAACCATGACCGAAGATACAGCGTCAGCAAACTTGGAAGGTTTTTACAAACCAAGTAGTGACGGTGGATTTGAATGGCATGACGGTATTGCAATACAAGCATGGCGTAATGGTGGTAGGTTAATTATTAACGAGATTGACCACGCATCACCAGACGCAATGACATTCTTGCACGCCATATTGGATGACCAAGACATAGCAATGTTGACACTAAACAATGACACAAAGGAAACTGTTAGACCAGCTGAAGGCTTTCAAGTTGTAGCTACAACTAACAGTCCACCTGAATCATTGCCACTTGCGTTAAAGGATAGATTTCCTGTAAAAATACATGTCGATAAGATACATCCAAAAGCTATGGCACAATTCCCAGATGAATGGCACAGTGTTATCAATGATACAACTATGATTGATGACCCTGAAGAACGTATATCTGTACGTGCTTGGAAAGAATTCTTTGACTTACAAGACAAAGGTTTCTCAGCACAAGTTGCAGGTAGATTAGTATTCGGTTACAAATCTGAAGAATTAGTAGACGCTATTACATTAAGTAAAGCTAATGACTAAACCTAAAGCATATCCATATCCCCAGATTGTAACTGGGGATGAATGGCATGTACTAGAACCTACAGATTCAAACCCTGTACCTAGAACAGATAACTTAAACAAACAAATGTATGTTCCTATGGATAGGGAATGTGAAAGATGTGGTGTCAATCACAGTAGAATGATACGTAGACACGAACTAGGTCATGCTAAATGGTCACCTAAAACTATGGGTAAACTAATGCGTGGTACAAGGTCAGATGCTATAGAAGCGTTAGAAGAAGTACGTATTAACTACAGATTAGGTAAAGCTAAATTACCTATGGATGAGTTCATAGAATGTGAAGATAAAATAAAACTACATGTAACAGATATGATGTTTCATGCATCAATAGCTGATGTAATATTATATGTAATATCTTCAGCTGCTTTTGATAGAGGTAATGACTATACTGAACCATTTGAATATGTATTAAATGTATTAAATAGTTGTATATCTAGTCCTGATATATCAGTATTGCGACAAGCTGAATTAAAGTTTGCAAAGAATACTGCAACAGGATTTATACGTAGAATGATTACACATAAATATGGTCAGTTGCCAAGCTATCGTAAAACACAAAAGTTAGCAGAACAATTATCTTTTATTCTTAATGAATTTATAGATAAACCTAAACCTGAAGATGTTAAACCACAACAACAAACAGGTAATGGTCAAGGCGAAGGTGAAAGCACTGAAGGTAGTAATGAATCTGATGGTGAAACATTAGGTCCTACTGTTGATGACTTAGAAAAACGTATGCGTAAACAACTTGTAGAAGATATGCAATATTCTAGTGGACGTGGTATTGGTCGCTGGGGTGAGATGACTATACATACACCAGCTATGTCTGTAAATCTACAAGGTAGATTAAAGAATGGTAGGTTGTATCGTCCATCTGATTATGGTTACAATCCTAAGTACATTAATAGGTATTGTATTGATAAGAAAATCTTTAAACAAAAACAACGTGTTAAAGGTGGCACAATACTTATAGATGCATCAGGTTCTATGAACTTTAATGGTAATGACATACTAGAAATTATGCAGTTATTACCTGCAGTTAACATAGCAATGTATAACGGTAGTTATAACACAGGTGATTTACATATCATTGCAAAGAATGGTATGCGTGTTAATGATATATATATAGCTAGACATGTAGGTAGAGGCAATGTTATTGACGGTCCTGCACTGCAATGGTTAGCATCAATGCCTGAACGTAGAATATGGGTATCAGATATGCAAGTATTTGGTAGTAACCATGGTGACTCAGCAGGTTTTAACTTGTTGAAAGATTGTTACAACATATGTACAGCTAACAAAATTATTAACCTCAAAGATATAGAGGAAGTAAAGGAACATGCACTTAAATTAAATCAAGTGCTATAGTGGTATGGAATACAGTAAACACGCAAGTGTGTTAGTGTTCCTTTCCACTAATTAAAACTGTACTCAGTAGCAGAATAGAGTGCAGGGAGAACCTGCAACAGGTGATAACCTCTGAATGTCAACAATCAACCCATAGTGAACACTGCTACACATACCATTTGACTACGACTTGCCAGGAAGGTTCTAGTGACGAAGCGTACAGCACCTTTCGCAGGTGCGAAACGCTGAGGATACAAGAACCGGTGGCAAAAAGTAATTACTAATTAGATTTATTTAAAACGTTGCATTAATATTAAATGAATATATAATGAAACCTATGATAGATATAGAACAACTGTTGACTGAAGCAGAAACAGGAAAAGTTAATCGTATATCAGAAAGAATAACTGACGAAGCTAAACCTTTTTGGGATGGTATAGAGTCAAGAGTTCTAGCTGGTAAACAAATAAAACCATTTGTTGTAAGCAGATTGCTTAAAGAACATTTTGGTATCAAGATAAGTGAAACAGCTATACGTAATCACTTCTCATATTTAGTAGATAATGTCAAAGAATAATAACGAAATAGAAAAGTTATTAGCTGAGGCTGAATCTATTAAGATTCAAGAACTCAAAGCAGATAATCTTAAACTTCTTAAATCATTAGAAAAAGCTAAGAATAAAAAAGCTGATATGATTGATGCAGTTTTTGATGCAGTTAGTACAAACCTACGGACGTGGGACAAACCTATTATACCTAAGCCTACACTACATAAACCTAATAAAAATAGTGAGGTAGCTATTGCTGTATTATCTGATGTTCAACTAGCTAAAGTAACTCCAGATTATAACACACAAGTAGCAGAGGAACGTGTAATTGCATACGCAAATAAGATAGTTGAATTGACAAATGTTCAACGATATGCACATCCTGTTAACAAATGTGTAGTCCTAGCTGCTGGTGATATTGTAGAAGGTGAACTTATATTTCCAGGTCAACATCATCTTATTGATGCGTCATTATATAACCAAGTTACTATTGACGGACCTAGAATATTGACACAGTTCTTTGACATATTACTAGCAAACTTTGACGAAGTAGAAGTACACTGGGTGATTGGTAATCACGGTTCATTAGGTGGACGTGCAAGAAAAGACTACCATCCAGACTCTAATGCAGACAGAATGCTAGGCAAGATAATGGATATGGTATATAAACATGATAAAAGAATACAATTTATTATTCCGGATTCTGAGGGTGATAATCATTGGTTTGATATTGCTGACTTGGGTAAAGGATGTAAGTTCTTTGTATGGCATGGTGATAATATCAGAGGACACAGTGGTTTCCCATGGTATGGCTTTGGTAAAAAGCTATTAGGTTGGAAAGCATTAGCATCAAGAGGCTTAATGCCAGACTTTGATTATGCTATTGCAGGACACTGGCATACACCTACAACTATGTACGTCAATGACATACGGTTATGGGTAAATGGCAGTACTGAAAGCTATAACACTTATGCATTAGAACAGTTAGCAAGTATGGGTAGACCATGTCAATGGTTATTATTTGCTAAACCTAATCACGGTGTTACTGCAGAATACCTTGTAAAACTAGATAAAGTATAGGTATAATATATATTATGACTAATATAAATGTCAAGTCTAAATGGAAATTGACAGGTATAGAATACAGTGGACTTGGTGACAAGCCATATTTTATATTAACTAATAACCAAGGCGAAGTTAAGTTAGTACCACTAGAACGTGGTGTGCATAACTTACGAGTCTTATTAGACTTAGAAGAAGAAGAATAATCTTTATCTTATACGTTTGTACATACTTTTGTACTACAAACGTACAAGATAAATAGAAAGGAATGTTATGGCTAATAACGTTGACTTGTTATCTCCTTTTCCACAGGAGTTAGTAAGAAAAGCACCAGCTGGTAAGTTTGGTGATTATGTTCCACACGCACATTATGTTGAGCGTTTAAGGGACAGTGGAGTTAAATACTCATGGCAATGTGAACCTGTATATGGTACACATAACGGTGAAAAAAGAATAGTAGGTGCTAAAGGTACTATAACTATTGAAGGTATGGGTAGCTATGATGGCTTTGGAGATGTTGATACATTTAAGTTAGGCAACTCTAAGTTCAATGATGGTACTAACCTTAAAGATGCAGAGTCTGATGCATTTAAACGTGCATGTATGCGATTTGGTCTAGGCGTAGAACTATGGTCAGGTTCAGTACAATCAGAAGAAGAAGCTACATCTATAGCACCTGATGGCTATACACAAGAGATGGCTGATAAAGATGCTATGGTTGAAGTTCATAAAGTAGATATGCGTAAGAAAGAAAACAAACCTAGTAAGGAAGATGTTCAACGCATGAATGATATTATGAATAGTATCTTAGATACTGATAACAACGAAGCACCTTTCTAATGCAAGACTTAAACTTTATAGTACAGACTATACAGTCTATGACTGCATCAGTTCAGAATAAAGAAACTCTAAACAAAATTCTTGGCACTGCTAATCAATACGCTAGTGCTATGAAGTTTCCTGCTGATAAAAAAATATGGACAGACAAGCAATTAGATAAGTATTTCAACATGATTGAACGACTTGTTGATATGCCTGTTGAATATTCACAAGATGACTTTGAAAATATGTCTATACAGGAGAAGTTGTCAGCAGTAGGTATAGAGTCAGAAGATATAACGCCAGGATTGCAAGGTTCTGGTGATATGCTAGGAGGCATAGTAGATAAGATGGAACAACAAAATAAGTATAGAGATGACTTGAAATGTCCATATTGTGGACAGATGGTGTACGATAATCGTAACAGCAAGAAGTCAGATAAAAGTCCAGACTTTACATGTTCTACAAATGACCCTGCTATATGCGGTGGACATAGTGGGAAGTGGCGTAAGTCTTGGTGGTTAGATAACAGTGACATTCCAGAAGAATGGGGTATCTAATGATACCTGAATACTTTCGTGGTACTAAAGTACCTGCATATATTAAATCCAAAACACAATTAATTGCTTGGGCATTTACTGAGTTTATGGATGATGAACCAATTAGTAATTGGGAGTTTGTGGTTGACTTATATTGCCACAGGTTCGGTGGGATAATACATAATCTTAGGCAGGAAGGTTATGAAATTACTACTTTACCTAGTAAAAAGAGAGGGTTAGTACATTACTATTGTACAAAATTACCTTCTACGAAAGCTGCTACCATTAGCTAATGATAGAAGTATTTGTGGGGTGTTTGTTTCCGATTTTACTTACACCTCACAACTTGCCAGATTATTTAGAGTGTACTGACGTGTTACCTAAAGTAGAAAGTGTGTTAGTTCATTATGAGGTAGTAGAAGAACACTTTAAAAAGGACGACATCTTACGTGCATTAGGTGTTATATACTGCGAAAGCTCAGGTAAAGCTGGAGCAATTGGAGTTAATACTAATGGTACAAAAGATGTCGGACTCTGGCAATTCAATGATAATACTTGGTTATGGTTAAAACCTAAACTAGGTATAATAAGTAAAAGAACTAACGTAGAAGTATCAACAGCAGTGGCTTCTTGGTTAGTTTACAATGACGGATGGCATCATTGGAACAGTAGTAAACACTGCTGGAAAGGAACTGATAATGAATTGTTGTGGATACACACTAACAGTATGTCCAGTAACTGACATAGCATATTGTGATTATTGTTCTAAGAACTGGGGTCATGCAGATGACTTGGTCTAACATTAATCAAGAATTTAAAAAAGAAATTAATAAAATATTAAATCTTAAATGTGAATTATGTGGTAACAGTTACATGACAGATTTTACTTTAGTTAAGTATTGTAATGATTGTATAGAAAAACTAGAACTAGAAATGGACGATATTGATGAATGAAAAAATAGATATATTAAAAATAAATATATTTAGTAATCCTAAATATTTAAAAGTCTGGGCTAGTCAATTCAGTAAAGCATGTGGTAGTGATACATTTAATGTAGCACCTGACATGTTAAGATTAAAATTTTTAATGGACAAGTTTGTCCAAGATTATAACTGGCACTTAGCACAGTTAGAGGAGGAATAATGGTATATAATACCGAGTTTAAATCTTTAGTAACAGCTAAAGAAAAGTTTCATATAACAGATGATAAAGTTAAAAAAGCATTCAGAGATTGGAATAAAGAAAAATTAGAACTTGCACGACAAGCTACAAGTTTTGGAGGTCGTAGGTTACTAGGTGTAACAGATAACAATGTACCAATTTTTGCATCATATGAAATAGATAAAAAAACATTAACGTTAACTTTAAAATTAACACATAGTATAGATACTATACGTAATTCTAAGTATTGTCCTAGACGTATTACATTAGGTACTAATGAAAATCTAAATAATTTAGAGTTTGCTATGCGTCCTGCTAGTAAATTAGACCATGGTGAGATTACTGATAAAAGTATTGATTACCTTGAGAAATTAATAACTATGGTTGAATCAAGCAGTATAGGTAAAGTTAATGGTAAATGTAGTACACAATTGTTTATGCATGTGTCTAACTTTATTCATGCTGGTTCACCAGAAACAGGTAAGTTTAGATGGCATGATGTAATGAAAACCTGGAATATGCCATCAGGACAGTACTTAACTATTTATGGATAGTCTTTCAGAGATAAGAAAAGAAGCTATGGAGCGTGCTAATGGACGCTGTGAATGGGCTTATTGTAATGATGATAAGTGGTTAGAGTTAGCACACATACAGGGTATAGGTATGGGTGGTAATAAAAAACGTAAATATGACATAAATAATGTATGTATATTATGTAAGTATCATCACGATATTTATGATGGTCGTAGACCTAACGGAAGTAAACGTGCATATAGAGATTTATTACAAGGTTTTTTAAAAAGAAAAGCTTCAGAATAAACTACGGACGTTAGTTACCTAATTTATTGTAGAACTTATTCCATTTTTTAGCAGAATTATAATTTGATTGAGCTTTAACATAAGCTTTGTCTGCTTCTCTATATAAAGAATCTGAGTCTGCAGTAGTAAGTTTATCACCATGTTGTCCTATAACTTTATAGTATTGTTTATAAGTACCTTCATATTGGTTACCTTTTTTTAAAGCAGCATCACGCATAGCTAGATGTTGTTTTTTTCTAGCTTTTAATTCTTTTTGACCAAGACCTTTATAACCTTGACCAACTAGATTATCTAGTGATGACATTTTTCTAGGTGTACCGTCTTTTTTACTAGGCATTATCTGTTTAACTTTGTTCCATCATTATTACTATTACGGTCATTCCAAATTTTAATAACAACATTTTTTAAATCTTCTTTAGGCATAGCATTAGGTTTTCTATTAGAACCTGTTGAAGGATAATAAGGCATTGGTTCAGCTTGTGCTGGTGGTTTAGGTCTATTTGGTTTAGGTCCAGGTTTAGGTAAAGGTTTACGTGGTTGTGTTTTAGGACGAGTTTTTTTAACTGTAGATTTTCCAGCACCTGTAATATGTTTAGTTGATTTAGCCATTATGGATTTAATTTTGTTCCATTATTTTTTACGTTTCTATCATCCCATACTTTTAAAGTTGGATTATCCATTTTAACTTTGTTAGGATTAGGTATATCAATACCAGTAGTAATCTTTAAAACACCTTTAGCAAATGTTGTTATAGGATTATCAGCACCACCTGGTAACCAACCTTTATTATATTTTTTATCCCAATCATAATAGGTCATACGTTTTGTTTTACCTTTTCCACCACCTTCAATTCTTGGTACATTAGGCATATTATTTACTCACTTTCTTATCTACGACTGCTAATTGTTTTTTAGCAAATTCTTTTATTACTACTAACGAAGCAGAGGCACCTGATATTGCAGCAAGTTGTACTGTGTTAATATCAACACCTACTAATGGAGCAACTGTTAACGCACCAAGGAATGCTTGAACAAATGTCCATAATGTTTTTTCTAATACTAATTTATATTCGTTACTCATTAGTAACCTCCACTTCTACGTCCTGGAAAAAACTGTTCTAAGAATTTATCTGCAGAACCTTTTGTCATCATTGGTATACTTAACATATTAGTCTTTTTCATTACAGATTGTGCAGCTTTTACAGCTTTACTTGCAGCAATAGCAGCAGCTACTTCATCCAAACCTCTAGCTAAACCTTTTTGAAATGCTTTTTGATAATTAATATCTGTTTCCAAAACTGCTTTAGGTAAATCAGTTGGTTTAGTATTTTTAGAACCAGCAACTACATTACCAGCTCCATATTTAGTTTTAAAAACTGCTCGTGACCTATCACCAGAACCAACACCTGGTTGTGGTTTAGGTTCACCAAAACTTTCATTTATATCAGATTGACTAATACCTTCTGGTAACATATTAGGGTCTGTTAATGTAACTTTTTTACCTAGTACATTTTCCCACCATCCAAGACCTGTTTTTCCAGAACTTAAGTTTTGATTTTTCATTGTAGTTTGATTAAAAAAATCACCTTCTCCTTTTGTTAAATAATCAAGTTTGTCATATTCTATAGTTGAAGGTTTAGCTGTTGTAGAATATCTAGGGTTAGGTTGTGATGAAACACTATATGTTTTATTAGCTGTTCCTGGTTCTATAGGTAATCCTTTACCTTCTCCTAATCTTAAACTTGTATCTTTAATACCAGCTGAATATCTTTCAGATTTTACTATATCTAATCTTGGTGCATTATCCATAATTATTGCTTTACCTTTTGCTGAATTGTAATAATCTACTTTATATTTTGTTACAAGTTTATCTATTGTATAATCTCTTGCATTTAAATTAGCTTTAGCTTTATTCATTATTTGTTCTGAAATAGGTTTTTTAGATTTAGGACTAGGTTTAAAATTATCAGATACTTGAGCAATTTCTTTTTGTAAAGCATTGTTATAATTTTTTTCTGCTACTTTTCTAAATTCTTTTGTTATACCAAATTCTTCTAAATCTTTATCAAATCTACCAAAAGTACCTTGACCCTTAAATATATCTCCAGTTTCTTTAGTACCTTTAGGTACTTGATTTATTGCTGCAGATATATCTTGTCTTGGTCTAGCTACATCAGTATCAAATTTACCAGTATATTTAATTGAATCTTTTGAACGTTTAGAAGGTTTTTTCATAAGACCTTCTTCATTTATAGCAAGTTCTCTATCTACGGCATCTAGTCCTTGACCTTGAGTAGCTCTGTCATAATTAATTTCTCTAGCAGTTTGTTCATATGAAGTACCCATTTGCATTTTAGATATTTCAATATCTGATTCTAAATCTACAATAATTTCGTTATAGTATTCTCTATAAGTTTTAGGAGTACCATCTTCTTTAAAAAATTCTTGATTAGTAACAAGTTTATCTCCAGTTAAACCTTTACGTTTTGCTTTTTTCATTTCATATTCGAAATCAATATCAGCAGATTTTTTTCTAATAGCATCTACTTGAGGGTCACCTGTAGGTATAAATTTTTTAGGACCTTTAGATACTGTCATTGGTTCATCAACTAAACTAGCGTCTACACTACTAGCAGCTTTTTTTACAGCATCTAATTCTTGTTGTAATGCAGCAACTGATTTAGATTGTTCTGTTTCAAAAGGAACCATATCAAAATCACCAACATCACCAAACTGTCTTAATGAATCAGGATTTTGTCCACCTGTTGTTACTGAACTAGAAAATCTTTCATCAATAAAAGTTTGAGCATCATAATCTAATAATCTATCTAATTGTCTTTGACGTTCAGCACTAGATGATTGTGCTGGATTATAATCCTCAGCACCTTCGCCCATATAAGGACCTTCTTCGTAACCTTCAGCTAATCCAGTAACATCATCATCTCCGCTAAATGCAGAGCCTTTTTTAAATGGTTGTCCAATTTTTGGCATATTATATCATTCTCTTTTCATTTAGTTTAGCAGATAATATTTGCACTTCGCCACTTATCTCTTGTAATTTTTCCATAACATCTTTAGAACTAATTAAATCTGATGGACTATCATTACTTGCTACTATTGATAGCTTACCATCATAATCTATATATTCAACCTCTACATTTAAACCTGACTGAATAGCTGCTAATACACGTGGATATACAAGTTTATATGCATCAACACTATTACCTACAAACCCATCTTTGTTTACTAGGTTACTAGTTTGTGTATTTCCCAACAGTAAACAACCTGCAGTATTCTCATCTGTGTTACCTACGTGCCATAGTATGTACTCAAATCCTGGTACATCTAGTACCCATATCATACCTTTATGGAAATCTGCACCATACTTTGATATATATTTATTATGAAATCCACCTTCAGTACGTAGTCCTAGCTTATAAGTACCAGCAGGTATGCGTGTTTCACCCCAGACTTTAACATCACGTTGTTCATCTTCTAATGTGTAACAAAGAAATGTACGCTTACCATTGTTGACTTCAAATAGCAAACCTGATGTAGAGTCTTTTTGACTACTTACTCTAAGAACTTCGTACTTCATTTACTGATTCCCATACTGCACACCAACCATAAGGTGCTACTTGTTCTTGGAATTTAATGCAATAGTTATTAGAATAATATTCGCAATTACTACAATACTCACCAATTGTATTACTTCTGTTAACATACGCTCCTGGTAATGACATTACCACTTAACTTTATGTGACCAATACTTAGCAGACAACTTAGATGTAGGTTTACCTTGTGCATTATGTCTAGCATAATAAGACTTTTTACGTGCTTTATCTTTTTTACTTTTAGGATTTTTACCAGCACCTTTAACGCCTTGTTGTCCAAATCTAACTAACTTGTATGTATTACCTTCTTTAGCCATAACAACATGCGATTTAGTTTTGTGGCTAGGTGTACGTTTAGGTTTATTAACACCACTAAGACCTTCTTTTTTCATTGTGTTTTTAATACGTTCAGGTATTGCCATTATATCTCCTGTTTTCTCGTTTAACTAAGTATAATGATATCTGATTTGTAAAGCTATTTATTACTGCAGTTATCACTGCCATGCTTACAATTACAAATTTGAACAAACGAACCATCTTCTTTTTTTTCTACCATGCACATAATTACATTATAAACGCTGCAATAACTATGGCTACTGTTCCTACTAATCCTAGTATTTTATGAAACTCTGATTTATCTAATTTAGTATCTAATTGATTTTCTATTTTGTCTAACTTTTCTAATATCATTATATTTAATTCCTTCTGTGTGAAGCCATTACTATATTTTTCGTTAGACATTATGGTAGGTCATCCTCTCTAAGTGAAATAAAATCCCATTCCTTATCAAAGGATGAACGATTATCCCAATCCCAGTTACTTAATCTTTTAATATAAGAACTAATCTCTTTTAAAAAATAACCTATTAAGAAACCTATTATAAAATCCATAAGCAGGATTATAACATAAAATGTTATGCAGGTTTTGGATTATCAGATTTGACTTTTGCTATGTGGTCTGCCCAAACAGTAGTTCCATTAACGCTATCCCAGTACATCATATCTAACTGGTCTGCAATAGAACCATAAGCATCTTGTCTAGCTTGGATATAACCAAACTGTTGGTCATTCCACATAGAATTAGCTCTATCAATAATTGCTTGTTGATATTCTGTTTCAGTAAATTCTTTTACACCATTTGCGTCTTGACCAAACAATGGTTTAGCGTCCTCAACTTGTTGAGTTGCTATAACTGTTAGTTCTTCTAATGTTGCCATATCTCTCCTATATTACCATATATTTCTTATACTTACTTGTTTTTAACTATAAGCAATTCCATATAAACTAAAATCTCCACTCATAGTTCCTGCTGAAACAAAAAACTTTACACCATTATTTGCTTGTGCAACATAATGAGAGCCACCACCTATTTGTGTTTGTATTTCGCCTGTATCTCTTGTTCCACTACAATTACCAAACCACATTGGATATTTAGAACTTTCATTGAAATTACCTAATACAAATTCGCCTGACGCTACTTCCCCTGTTGAGTTTCCTAAGTTATTGTAACTAACATAAAATCTATCATAATTTTGTAAAGCATTATTATATTCGCTTACTGATGTTTCAACTATAAGTGCTTGATTATAATTTGCACCTGTTTGTTCAGTACTACTTGCAAAAACTCTCATTTGAAAAGAAATTCCGTCATTACTAAAAGTAACATTTCCCCACCTAACAATGTAATGATAATAATTTGTATTCCAATTTGTTAAACCTAAATCAACATAACTTACTGCTGAAGCTGATGTATGTTGCAATAATTCTAAACTACCTGAAGCCATTATTAACTCTCCCTATATCCAAAAACTCTAATCTTGCCACTTGTAAAAGTTTGTCCTGAATTAACTGTTATATATTTAAAACCTCTGCAACTTGTTGTAGCATTTAATTGCCCACCATAAATAACTAATCTTCCTGTAGTATCGCCTGAATAACTTGTAGAAAATATTTGTGTATAAACACTCTCATAAGGTTGTGAAATATTTATCCAACCACTCAAACCACCATTAGCAGAAAATACATCTGTTAAAACTGATTGCCACTCAGTATCACTAGAACTATATAAAGTTGCATTATTACCTGCCGTATCTTTAACTCTAAATCCATAAGAATAATTTGAAGTAATTTCTGTTCCTGAACTATCTAATAATCTTAAATCACTTCTTGTATTTGAACTGTTGCAAGATACATTAGAAAATACTATTTTATAATTTGTATAAGTGCTTGAAAAAACATTATCAACTGTAAAAGAAGTAACACCTGTTGTTATATCCAAATCTGCAATAGGTATTAATTTACTCATAGCACACCATATAAAGACATTGTTGTTCCTGCAATTATATTGTAACTAGCATTATTTGCATAAACTCTAAAAGAATTAAAAGCATTAAGAGTTGTAGTTGTATATAAAGTTTGATTTCTATATATAGAAGTATCATTTGTGTTATATCCTAAATAACCACCAACTGCACTATCATATTTTGAAGTGCTTAACCAATTATCAAAAATATACCAACCTATAGCAGTTGCAGTAGTGCTAGAGTTATCACTTGAAACTGCATAAGTATAAGCAGTATCAGTAGCAGAACTTGTATTAGTATTAACTGTTTTATTATTACCATAAATAGATGCTTTTCTATGTGTTGCACTTGTATAAAAAGTTGAACAATTATTAGTTGATAATCTAATATCTAAGTGTTGTCCATTAGTAGTTCCACCACCATTAAAAATAAATAATTGTTGTGTATAAGTATCATTTTGAATATTTGTAAAATCAACATAATTAGTTGAGCCTGTTGCAATTTGTGTAGATATATGAATTAAACCTGTTAGCTCTAAAGACCATTGTCCTGCATTTAATAAATCTACAACATCATTAACTTCAAATATACCTGTGTTAGAACCATCTGCTTGTGTAGGACTTTGAGGTATATATCCGTATTCGTTGCTTTTACTCATTTACTAAATCCCAATTTTGTGTTTCTTCGTTCCAAATATATGTTGTATCTTTACTTGTTTTTTGAGGACAAGCTATAGGTGGTTGCCAAGTCCAAGTAGTATTATCTAATGTCCAACTTGGATAAGGTTGTGGTGCATAAAAGACATCATTTACTTCGTCATAAATTGCACCTATACCTGCATAATTACCACGATAAGCAGTTCCACCAAGTATATGTTCATTATTATATGTATTATAAGAAGTTCTTTTGCAAGTCATACCTAATAAATTTGTATAGTGTTCTTCCCAAGATGATACATTGTCAGGTAATTCTGTTAAATCATTTTCATCTATTCCTACATATACTGCTTGAACAATATTATTTTCATCTAAAAATGCGTAATGTGCCATTAGGTCCAACTCACAGTTCCACTAACACCTGCTGTTATAGCAGTAACTTTATCGCTACCTACTGTAAATGTTGTAGCAGTTAAACCTGAAGTTGTTATTGTATGCGTACTAGGATAGCGTAAAATTACGATACCACTTCCACCACTTCCACCATTACCAAAACCATAAGCGTTGTCGTGACCACCACCGCCACCGCCACCTAAATTAGTAACACCGAATTGTCCGTAGCTTTCGTCAGTTCCAGCACCGTCGCCACCGCCACCTTGGCCACCGCCACCTCCATTAACTCCGTCAAAATCTACGCCTTTACCTCCGCCACCACCTCGTCTTGTAGCAATACCTGTAATTGAAGAAGAAAGACCGTTACCACCAGCTCTGCCACCTGCATTTTCAGAACCACCACCACCTCCAGCTGAACCACCAACTTGACCTTGAATTGGATTAGTTACTCTTGCACCGTTCCAACCACCACCAGAACCACCTGTATTACCTGTAGTCCTAAAGTTATTTCCTCTACCACCACCTGTAGCAGTTATTGTTGCAAATACTGAATTGCTACCATTATAACCACCTGAGCCAGATGTAATGCCACCACCACCTGCACCAACAGTTACTGTATATGAAGTGTTAGGTAATACTGTTAATGGTGTTTCTGTAGGTTGCTGACCACCTGAGTATTCTGAAGCATAAGAATTGCGATAGCCACCGCCACCGCCACCATTACCATTATCAGAACCACCTCCACCTCCACCTGCAAGAACGAGGTATTGAACTTGAAATGTTTGTAATTTAAACTGACCTTTTCTTAGTAATTCAACAACATCATTAACTTCAAATACGCCTGAGTTTGCAGAACTAGATTGTGTAGGTTTAGCACCTGTAAAGCCATACTTTGCCATAGGTACTCCTTATTAAACTGTGATTTCTAATGCAGACAAATATGCTTCTAAATCTCCTGAAGCTGCAGCACCTGTTATTTTAATTTGTTCTCCACTTTCAAGAACAAGTTTAGAAGTACCTGCTAACTCTAAAGAGCTATCTGCAGGAACTGTCATAGTGTGTGCAATTTCGGCTTTTTTAGTTGTTCCATCACTCTGATATATTGTACAAGTTACTGTATCATCAGCAGCACCATCAATGTTAGTAACACGAAGTGATATGATGATTGCAACATCAGCAGCATCTGCTGAAGGTGCAGTATATAGTAATTGTTCAGAGCTAGTAACTGCTATATTTGCTGTGTTAAATGCTTCTGCCATTTATCTTATCTCCATATATTTTTATATGCTTCCCATTACTATAGCACGAGCCTTTGTACTTGTCGTGTTAGTAACAGAAAGTGCTTCCATTATTTCCCTAAATGCTAGTGATATTGCACCACCAGTATCAGGTAATAAATCTATATCTTCATCTATTGGTAAATTACCTATAGTGTCTATTCCTAGACTTCCACCTTCTTTGAGCATTAATAATATACCCATAAATTATCCTAAAGCTATTACTAAACCAAGACTTGCTTTTGTAGCAACTTGTGTATCTGTATACGCTTTAATACTTTCAGAACTAGCTACATCTGTAGCTGTTGCACTTGCAAATGTATCATCATCTTGTATATCTGCTACAGGTATAGCTGCATTAGCAACTGTAGAAACTGCATCAACTCTGTCATTTAAATCTTCCATATGTTCTGCTAATACAGCTAAACGTACAGTTGTTCCAATTTGATGGTCAGGTGGAGTACCACCATATCTGTTTTCTAAATCTCTTGTTATTGTATTTAACGAAGTTCCTGATGATGATGTAACAGATACAACTTCTCTGTTACCAGAGTTATCTGGGTCTAATACTAAATAAATAGGACTACCTGCACTAGCATTAATAACTGAAGTACCATTAGTTGTAGGTGCAGTAGCAACTGTAGTTGATGTAGCACCACTAGCTAAAAGAGTAGCTAAAGTACTTTCGTAAAAGTTTACTATTTGACTTTCTATATTTGCCATTTATGCTCCAAATCTCATAATACCATAAGCTGCAATACCTACTGTGTTTACAGATGTTACATCTTCTAGCGATGGTTGTCTAGTTCCACGCACTGTAATGATAGCATAATGCGTATCACTTCCAACAACTTCATTAGATTGTATTGGATAACTTATTTGCTCTACAACACCACGTATAATTTCAGTAGGTTCAAATAACTCTAATGTTACAGATGTACCTTCTTTATCTCTTAATGCTCTATATAATGCTTCTCCTAAACCTTTAACACGTATCGGTTTTCTACCAGGTCTTTCTACTCTATCAGATATATTGATAGGTATTTGTGCAACTACAAGTTCTGGTCTTGCTAATGCACGAAACTGTACAGATTTGACTTCAGGAGTTGACACATTATTTGTACTTTTAAGAACTATTTTACCAACAATATACCTTGACACTTCTGCTATTTGTTTTTCTACATCTCCAGTACCAGATATTTGTGTTAATGCTGAAACAAATGATGAATCATTAGGATTATTTAATGCTTCAAATTTAGTTGAGTATAATAATTCTACTTCTGTATTTGCAGGCATATTTACTGTAGATATTTCTGCACCAACAAACTGTTTACTTTCTGCAGTAAAAAAATCTGCAGCAGATGTTATTAAATAACCTTCAGATTCATATGTAGATTGTTCTTTATATACGTCAGAACCCATACTTACCATTACAAACATTCCACCTGTTTGTGTAATTCCAGATATTGGACCTGTTCCTGTTGTTTGCAAATCTCTAGCCAAACCACCTGTTGGTAAATAGTATCGCCACAAATTTGCTTCGTTAGTTCCTTCTTGTACACCTATGTAAACACTATCTCTTGATGTAAACATAGATGTAGGTGTTGTATTTATACTATCTTCAACCCATTCTTTTACTAACTGTCTGTTAGCAAGTACATATAAATCATCAGCTGCTACAAGTTCTGCTCTGTACAAACGTCCTATATTTCTAGTATTTTCTTTTGTACCAAAAAATATTATTCCTTCAGATGCTGCAAGAGAATGTACTTCTTCAAAAGGTATAGTTGATTGTCCTTGATTAACAAATGTTCCACTAGATAATTTAAAAGAATATATATTACCATCAGTGCTTGCAGCTAATACTGCAGCTCCTGCATCAACAATGTCTGTTATTCTATGTGTAGGTTCTACTTCAATTATTGCATCAGCAACAGCTAAATTAGATGCTGACCAACTATCAAAAGGATTAATATCCCAAACATGTTCTGCAGTGCCATCATTTCCTGTAATCCATAATGTATTTTTTACAAACCATATACCTGTTAATCCACCATTACTAGTTTGAGAATTATTTAATTCAGTCCAAGTACTACCGTTATAATATATTAACTGTGAACTTGATGTTCCATCTTTGGTAGTAAGATATAAACTATTTCCAAATGTAGCTATTCCAGTAAAATTATGTGTAGCACCATTAACTGTATTATTAATTTCTGTCCAACTTTCAGCATCTGCAGAATACCATACGCTAGTACCATCTGTTACCCAAATAGTTCCATTTGTAGTTTGTGCTAAATAATTATTATCACTAACAAAAGATGTACTAGCTCCTCTAACATTCATGTCAGCAGTTTGATGTAATAAATGTATATTGTAAGCTGTTTCATCATCTCCGTGAAATACATCAATACCTTTGCTATCCCAAAATCTATTTACATCATCTGGTTTACCATCACTTCTATGTGCTGTATCTAATCCTTGACCTGCATCAAATTTATTTCTTGAATATATACGACCTAAGTTAGAAGTAAAATCTTCAGGATTTTGTTTAACATTAACTTGTTGTCCTGCTTGTACGTCAGATGATTGTATAGTCATTTCACGATTAGGACCTACAGCAGTACGTAAATAAATATTATCTAATTGTAAATCATAACCATATCTTTTTGGGTTACGAATATTTGATGTAGTAGCTACTCTAGGCATTAGGTAGGATACAATATACTATTTAACTGAACTGGTTCTGGATATTTAGACCTTAAATTACTTCTAGCTTGTTGTATTAATAACT